GACCTTCGGCAACTTGTTGCCGTTGGGAGCATCCCGAAGGGATAAAAAACGTTTCGAAGAAACGTAAGCACTAATACATCCTTGATATATTAGTGCTAATTGACACCAAAATAAAAAAAAAATAAATAAGTGAGAAGGACGTAGGACGACAAACGAATAAAAAAAAATAAAAAAAAGGTGACAATTAAACAAAAAAAAACAAAATTTAAAACTTTAAATTAAAAAACAATGCCAATAGCACCAGCAATAGTAGCAGCAGGAATAACCGCCGCTGGCGGAGCTGCACAATCATACGCAACAGGACGTATGAATAAAAAAATAGAGAATTTGCAAGAGAAATGTATGACTTGCAAAGACAACAAGCATTAGAAGATTGGAACAGACAAAACCAATATAATGCACCAGAAAACCAAATGAGATTATACAAGCAAGCAGGATTAAACCCAAACCTTATATACGGTAATGGACAATTCACGAAAGCAGAAGGAGTAAATAAAACAAACTTTAACGAACAATCACAAGTAGCACCAGATTTAGGAGCAATAGGCGAAAGCGTTAATACATATTATAACACAAGAGCACAAGAACAACAAATGGTAATTAATGCTCAACAATTAAAAGTATTAGAAGCCCAAGAAAAAAATATAAACGCTAAAACGTCCACAGAACTATTTAGACCAGAATACGTAAAAGCACTTACAGGAAATACAGTACTAAGAACAGATCAAGACAGAGCAAAATTTGCTACATTATTAGACGGTATGCAATTAACAAATAATCTTATAAAACAAAAGACCGCAACAGAAGAAGCAAGAGAAGCCAATTTAGGAGCCTCAACAGGTTATATAAAAGACAAAAACATAAGAGAAGATAAACAATTAGCATCACAAATTTCTTTAAATTTAGCAAAAGAAATTGAAGCACAATCAAGAACATCAAACAATTACGAACAAATAAATAATCTAAAAGCAGCACAAAAATTAACAATGTCACAAACATTTCTTAATGAAATGGAAGGAATAATGAGAACTGCCGGAACATCGTACAGTGATGGAGCAGTAGGTAGAGTAATGGCCGGAATGCCTAAAGTAAATGCAGTTATGAAATTAATAGTACCAGGATGGGAAAAAATGGACGCAGCACAAAAAGCAAAACATCTATTAAAATACGGAGTAAACCAAGCCAATTAATAACAATTTAAAAACAAAAAAAATGAAATTCAAAAAAAACAGAAGAACAATGAAAAAAAATTATTATACCGTTTCAAGAGGAGGTATTAGACTATGACAAAGAAAAAAATATCATGGACTCCAGACGAGTTTAACACATTAATTAACGGTTTCATTTTTAAATATTCAATATTCATAGGAATGGATATAAAAGAAGCATACGAAAAAATGGAACAATTTTATCAAAAATTTCAAAACGAAACAAAAACAAATGAACAATCTATTCAACACGGTCAAGATGACCAAACTAAATCGTAATTTATTTGATTTATCACACGACGTAAAGTTTTCATGTAACATGGGAAAACTTATACCAATAATGGCTTTAGAATGTATACCAGGAGACAAACACAAAATAGGATGCGAAAGCTTAGTAAGGTTTGCACCACTAATTAGTCCAGTGATGCACCGTTTTGACGTAACAATGCATTATTTCTTTGTACCAAATAGAATAGTTTGGGAAGGTTGGGAAAAGTTTATTACAAATACACCTTACGAAGGAACAGGAGAATTACCAGTTCCACCATTCCTAAATATGCAAGCAGATAACTCAAATCATGAAATAGGTACATTAGCAGATTATTTAGGAATACCTTATAATTTAGACACAGTAACTAATGTAATAGACTTAAAAGTATCTGCAATACCATTCGCAGCATATCAATGTATCTATAACGAATATTACAGAGACCAAAACTTAATTACAAAAGTAGATTACAAATTAATCGATGGTAACAACGATTTTAATTTAGATTTAACGCCATTACGTACAAGAGCATGGGAACACGATTATTTTACAGCGTGTCTACCATTTGCTCAAAAAGGCGCACCAGTACAAATACCATTAGGAGACGTAGAATTAAAAGCACCAAATCCAACAATACCAGGTGGAAAAATAAGAGACACAGTTGGCAATTTAAGCCCAGTAAGTCCACTTAGTAATAATATTAACGGAACACTTATATCAAACGGAGTTGATGCAGTATATGACCCTAACGGATCATTAGAAGTAACACCAACAACAATAAACGATTTAAGAAGAGCATTTAGACTTCAAGAATGGTTAGAAAAGGCAGCAAGAGGCGGCAGCAGATACATCGAATGGATTAAAACGATGTTCGGGGTAACCTCTTCTGACGCAAGATTACAAAGACCTGAATATATAACTGGAACTAAAACACCAGTAGTAATATCAGAAGTATTAAATACAACAGGTATTGACGGAGAACTACCACAAGGTAACATGGCAGGACACGCAGTTGCAGTAAATCACTCATATCAACAATCATACTATTGTGAAGAACACGGTTATATTATCGGAATTATGTCAATAATGCCAAAACCAGCATATCAACAAGGATTAGACAGACATTTTTCAAGATTAAACGACCCCACACAGTATTATTTTTCATCATTCGCAAATATTGGAGAGCAGGAAGTATTAAACAAAGAGATATACTCTTATAACAACGATGATGAATTAACATTCGGATATATTCCACGATATGCAGAATACAGATATATGCCAAATAGAGTAGCAGGAGATTTTAGAACAAATCTAGATTTTTGGCATGCTGGAAGAATATTCGAAAATTCTCCCGCTTTAAACCAAGACTTTGTAGAATGCGACCCTACACAAAGAATATTTGCAGTAGAGGACCCAGAAGTAAACAAAATGTATGTACAAGTTTATAACAAAGTAATATCAGTAAGACCAATACCAAAATATGGAACACCTACTTTTTAAAGCATCATGTTATAATCCTATAACAATTAAACACGAAAGTAATTATCATACTTTACCGTGTGGAAAATGTGTAAAATGCTACAAAAAGAGAATATCAATGTGGAGTTTCAGACTAATGCAAGAGGACAGGCACAGCCTGTCCTCTCATTTTGTTACTTTAACTTACAACAATCAAAATGTACCAATTACACCAAAAAAATACATGACACTGGACAAAAGACATCTACAACTATTCTTCAAGAAATTAAGAAAATGTAATAATGGTAATTATCCTATAAAATATTATATATGTGGAGAATATGGCTCAAAAACAAAAAGACCTCATTATCATGCAATAATATTTAATGTGGATCCTTCAACAATTCCAGAAACATGGTCAATGGGAGATATACATATAGGACAAGTTAGCGAAGCATCAGTAGGATATACACTAAAATACATGTTCAAAAATTCAAGAGTACCAGAACACAAAAACGATGATAGATTACCAGAGTTTAACTTAATGTCAAAAGGATTAGGAAAACAATATTTAACAGATGAAATGAAAGCATGGCATCACGCAGATTTATTAAATAGAATGCATTTAACAATAGCAGACGGCAAAAAAGTATCAATGCCACGTTATTACAAAGACAGACTATACACGAGAGAACAAAGAGGAGACTTAAAAGCCAAATTTTCAGAAGAATATCAATATAAGTTAGATAAAATGTTAGAAAATCCAAGAGCAGGAGAAATATTAATAAACCAAATTATGAATCAAAAAAGACTCAACGATGAAAAGCTTAAACTTGCAAAAAATCAAAGAGGCAATTAAGGGCGGTTTTCGCCCGTCCCGTACCCTAAAAAACTTGGGGTTTGGGGCAAAGCCCCATAAAAATAAATGGGAAAGAGAACATATAAAAACATACTTTGTAAGAACACAAACTCAAAGAGATATTATTAAAAATGTAAAACAATTAACAAAAACAATTAAAAGACACAAAAATGAAATTCAAGTTATTCAAAAAAGAAAAGAAAACAATCGGAGAAGTAAACAACAAACCTTCATTAACATTACCAGACCAGACGCTAAGTATTCCAGAATTAATCAGACGATATGCCCAAGGATTACCACTTGGAGCCCCCGCAGTTGGTCATTATGATGAAGAACCAGAAGAAGACTTATTAAATGGTAAAAACTGGAATACATTAGACTTATCAGAGAAAGCAAACTTTATGCAAGCAGCAAAAGAAGAATACCATGAAATTAGTAAACGAGTTAATAAGAAGAAACCAAACACACCAGAGGAATCAACAGAACAAGCGGATTAGCAAAGGGGAATGTGTACCCTTTAAAAACAAAAAATTATACAAATAAAATAAATTTGTATAAAATAGAAAATATTTATATTTTCACACCACAGGTGGATAGCGACCTTCGGCAACTTGTTGCCGTTGGGAGCATCCCGAAGGGATAAAAAACGTTTCGAAGAAACGTAAGCACTAATACATCCTTGATATATTAGTGCTAATTGACACCAAAATAAAAAAAAAAT